CCTCTGCCTGGGCCAGGGTAATGCCTGCCATATTGCCCCCTCGTGTGATGATGAGGCACCATAACACGGGATTTTTGCCTTATATGATGATACGCCCAGGGTTTGGGGGAGGGTTTAGGGGAGGGTTTAGGGGACGGTTTGGGAGATGGTTTGCCATTGACAGGGTTTCGGCAGGGTTTTCAAGGCGCGGGAATTGTTTTGTAAATCATTGTAATTATTATCTAAAAAAAATATAAAAATATTTCTTGACAATGAAATCAATCGGTGTATGCTGGAACCATGAACAGGGCGGAAATGACCACCCGCCCACTAACCAAAAGGACGAAAGGAGAAGGGAAATGAAAAAATATAAGAACATCATCGAGGCAGCGCACAAACTCACAGGAAGTGCCGCAAGAACTAAAGCAGGGGCGTGGAAATCGCTGAGAGAAAAATATCTCACAAATATCACCCCGAGATGGCAGCGCAAGGATTGGACAGCGGAATATTTCAAAGGAAGACAAGCCGAAACGTTGTATGAGCGTGGCGGATACGCAACGATGCGCGATGCCTGGAAACGGGCGCAGTGGAATGATCGGGCAGAACATGGCGCAGACACAATTATGCTGGCGCTGGGAATGGACACCAGGGCGCAGGATCTGCTACGAAAACGCCCCAGGGACGCATACAATCGGAAGCTCCGCAAGGAACGCCGAACAATAGCCCGTGACCAGTACGGAGCACTCTATATTGAGAGATTGGCGGAATATGCCTATACGGGCGAAAATGGATTTAGGAGGGCTTGGCTGGAATCTTCTGCTGCAAGGCCCGAGGGGTGGGAGAACGCCTGGAAATGCGTACGGGAAATAGAAAACAATGCCGCTGAACACGGAGGATGGGAGGAACGATCGGAGTGGGATAGCAAGGGTCGCGGCGAACAAGTCACGGTGGATCTGTACGGGATTGATGCTGCAAACGATCTCTATGTGATTCAGGTACGGCAGTCATTCAGAGAGCACAAAAACTGGTATCTGTCGGTTCGGAAGTCATATTTCATGATCGGACATAACGAAAACGGGAACGCTTTTGCTCACCCGGTAGAATCGCGGGTGATTCACGCAGCGATCAAGCGCAACCCGGAGGCATCTTCCCCCGTACAAGCAGCCCAAGCGTGGATCTGGGGTATTGATGAAAAGCGCCTGCCGGAAGTACTGCGAAACGGTGACGTTGCCCTTATCCCCGCAAGGCTTCCCAAGGAAGTGATGATTTTTCCCGGAGGGAGCTATCGGGTTGACGAGGGAATCGCCTCCGATCATCAGTTGGTGGCGGATGAAATAAGGGCAAATGGAGCAATTTATGCCCTAAACCCGACGCTTTACCATCGGAAGGGGCAGCACCCTGAAGCGAGAGGAAATGGATGGTTCAAGGTTGTTGTTGGCAGACGAGCCGATTTCTGGTCTTTCGCCAGACCGACAATGGATTAAATTTAAAAATCCCTCTCGGCGGACCGGCAGGAATGCCGCCCCTGCGACCAACAGGGGACCGAGAGGGAAAACAACTATAGCACAGGAGGAGGACGCATGAACCCAGGAATTACTAAAACAGCCCCCCGAATCTCGGACAAAAGCGCTGAGTTTTACCGGGGAACTTTCGGAAATCTTAACCAAGGGCTCGAGTACACACTTGACGTATTTCCAGCCCTTTATCGTTACACCCTGAACGCTCTCAAGGGGAGATTCAGCCGGGGCGAACTGATGTTGATGATCGACGTGTGCAACGGCCTATGGCTGACCCCACGCATGGCCGGGCAGCACATGGATGCCCAGGTGAGCGACGGGATCGCCCTGGATCATCTCGACGAGAGATGGGAAATTAACGGCCAGGAACTCAACAAAAAGATTGGCGGGTTGACTATTTTTGAAACGGCTTGCCTGGAAATATGGGTCCAAGCGTTCTGGAAACAAGACGAACACAGCAACCTGGAAGAATATGTCGGAGGGATGCTATGACCCTGCACCTCTCGCTCTACCGGGAATTTTTCGAGGCGATTTTGGCAGGATCGAAAAAAATCGAATACCGACGGCGCTGCGACCGCTGGGATAAAATGTTTGCAAAAAAGTGGGATCAGGTCAAGTTCATCAACGGCTATGGAGATCACCGACCCTGGCTGATATGCGACATCACCGGAATGGAGTGCGACGCCGACGAGTGGCGTATTCATCTTGGGGACATTCATTCTTCCGGCAACCTGGAACTGCTCAAAACCTCATCCAAATCACGCCCATCAAGATAACGCCCCACCTCAAAGCCGTGACGAATCAAAAAATCGTCACGGCTTTTGTTGTCTTTGAAGACCACGACAAGGTAAAACTCGGTATCGTTTTTGGCGTTACTGCTTGTCTCAGCCGCCGAAAACGCCTCGATAGCCTTGTGCATCTCGTTGGATAGCCGGGCCATTTCCTCGAGCTGCTCTTCAGCCATGCTCTCGCCGGTCATGGCGAATACCTCCGCCTCGGAAAACCCCATGTTCTCGATGTTCAGGTCGTTGTCATTCAGCATATCGATGAGCCGTTCGTCGAAAACCCCCTGGGCCTCGGTATTGTTGAAAAAAATGTTCTGCTCTTTTTCGGTTTTCTCGTCAAGATCGACGGCGGACACCAGGAGTTTGTATTCATGGGTATGCTCAAGGGAGTCGATGCAGCTCAATCTCTGATGCCCGGAGACGATGTTCCCCGTGCGCCGGTTCCAGACAATCGGGGCCAGCAGGCCGACCTTCTGGAGGTTATCGCGCAGCCGCCGGCGGGACTTGGCGGAAATGGACCTCGGATTGTACGGCGCATTGTGGATTTCGTCGCGCCGGATTTCGATCACTTCGTATTTCTGGAATGATGTCGATTTCAGCTCTTTTTGCCTGGGAGCCTTTCTCTTGGCGTTTTCACTGGATTCCATGCCATTCCCTCCTCTTCACCACCGCCCCGATATAGGGGAAATAATTCCGCAACCTCTCGAAATCATCTGGATATTTGTCATGCAGCCACAAAAGCGACGGGGTGGACAGGTCAATCCCCGTGGATTGATGCCCCGAAGAGGACGGCAAGGGGATGTTGTTCATCTTCAGGTAGGACAGCACATCGTGTTTCCGCCAGGTCTTGATCGGGTAGATCACGTTCTCGAACGTCATGAACTTGAAATATTTCTGCCGCCGCCACAGGGAATCCGTCTCCTTCGACCCGTTGACGATAAACCGGATGCCCGTGTCGGAGATGACGGCCTTGTAGATGTCCGTCAGCCCGAAATCCGGCATCCCCGTCGAGGTCATGACCGTCCGGTTGCAGTAAAGGCCGAACGCGAAGGCCTTGAACAGCAGAAAGTGGGGATAGTTAAGGACTTCAAGCCCCCACCGCTCCCGGACGATGCGCATTTTCTCTTCCTGGCAGCGCAGGCCGGGGACCAGGAACATGAAAAAGGGGACAACCCGCTTGAAATGGCGGCAGGCCAGATCCAGAACGACAAGGGAATCCTTGCCTCCGGAGAAGGCCACCAGGACCTCTTGATGCATCTTCGCCAGTCGTGCCATTTCTTCATGGGCTTCTTTGATGATCGTGTATTCCATCATTTCACCAAAAAAATGGGAGGCCGGAGCTTGGGGGATACAAGACGGCCTCCCGGGTCAACTAACCCCCCCCGCCGCCGCCGTAACCGCTATGCCCCATGGGCATGTTGTAGATGTAATTCGCGGCTTTTTTGTCCTTTTTGGACTGCTTGCTTTTTACCTTTATTTTTATAGCCATGTTATCACCTCCTTTCATCGATTTTCCCGGACATTCCCGCGCATGGACACTCCGGTCCATGATTTGAGAAATTCCTGGATATTGTCTGTCCAGGCATACCACCCGGACCCGTTGACGTACCGCATCGGCATTCCGCGCCCCCGCCACTCGTCGAACTCGTGGTCCGAGATGGGGAGCTTCTGGCCGGCGATGAATCCGAGGTACTCCTTGATGTCCTGTTTGCATTTCAGGAGCTTCTGATGCCGGAAGGCGGTCTGCTCGTCGGCCATCAGAGTTCTACCCCCCGGGAAATGACTTTGCACCCCGTTTGCTGGGATGCCTGTTTTCGCGTATTGGCCAGGATCCTCAGGCCGCCGCCGGGATACTCCATTTCCACGCAGACGGCGGCCAGGCATTCGGCGTCAAGAAGGTGGTTCGGGCGGTGGTGCTTGTTCACCCACATCTCGCGGCCCTTGTCGTCCGCTTCCTTCTGCTCGGCCAGGATCTGGGCGGAATAGTCCGTCCCTGTGGCGCTATGGAGGAACGCCGCGCCAGGAAGGCTCCGCGTCTCTTCGCTGGAGGCCAGCTTAATGCGGTAGTGGAACTGGTCCTTCGCCTTTTCCGTGTCCACGGAGAGGATGCGCAGAACCCCGGGGAGCTTTTTCCCCGCCGGGGTGGACAGGATACCCGAACCGACGGAGAGCATCCCCGGCAGGGGAGAGCTTGACCCCTTGGTCCCCCAAAGGGAGCACCCACCGCGACGCATGTTTTTCAGTATCCAGAAGTAGGTCTCCTCTGTCATCGTCATGTTCTCGTATTTCCTCCCGCCGCCCGTGTCCACACAGGCCCGGAAGATCCGCATTGGCCTTCCGCCCGCCCCGGCGGAGGGGTACGACGTCCCGAACAGCAGCTTCTCCACGTCCTCCCAGGTGGCCAGATACCCGTAATGGATCAGCCAGGACGTCAGATCCGGAGCCCAGGCCCGGACGGCGAACCAGAACCCGTTCTTCTGAACGTCGATTCCGCAGGTCAGGGCGACGGCCGCTTCCGGAACGCTCTGGGGCGGGAGGTCCGTGCGCGAGGAAAGGATTTCGTTGTCGCTTTTTGAGATCAAGGTCAACCTCCAGGGGATGGCTTCGTAATTATTACAGAAATCCTTGAACTTGTTGAGGTCCCTCAGCCCCCTCAGGTAGGCGGCGGCGATTTCCCCAAAGGACACGAAAGGGGAAATCCAGCTCGGCAGGTGGAATCCGATCTTCCCCGGCCGATAGGCGTTGAGATAGGCGAATAGATCCGGGGGAGGGCCTTCCGGATCAGGATCGGACCCGTCTTCAGGTCTGGCTCTCCAGGTCCCGGCCCGGACGGCCAGGTCCCGGTCGTAGTCGTTCCATTTCGCGCTGCATCCAGGGCACTCATACCAGGCCAGCTTGTCCGCTTCGATGGTTTCCGGGTCCTCACTGTGGCATTTCCCGTCTTCTCCCGGTTCCGATTTGTGCGCCCACTGGATGCCGGAAAACTCCATGCGATGGTGATGGCCGCAAAGAGGGCATGTGACCCAGAAATCGAAAATCACCTGGGCCTCTGTCGTCAGGGCTTTCCAGATGTTCCCGTCTTCCGTCGTCGGGGTGGACAGTTTCCAGATTTTCCGGTTGTGCCGGAAGGTCGTCGTCCGGGCTTTCCCCAAGGAGATCGGGTCCGATTCCCGTTTCCCCGCCGTGTCGGGATACTTGTCCACCTCGTCGAAGACGACATACCGGATCGGCTTGTTCCCCAGCCGGGCCGCCGACCGCGCCCACCCGATGTAGATGGGCATATGCTGGAGGTTGATCCGCAGCACCGTGGCGTCGTCGTCAGATCGCGTCAGATAGCTCCGCAGCCGGGGCGACGCCAGGATCATCGGCTGAACCCGGTCCTGTGAATTCTCCTTCCCTGTCAGCTCGTCGGGATAAACGAGCAGGACGGGGCCTGGATCGCGGTCGATCAGGTAGCCGATGCAGTTCAGGATGGCCTCTGTTCCGCCCACCTGGACAGCCTTGCACAGGATGACCGTCGAAACGGACTGGAAAAACGAGGCGTCCATGATCCCCGCCAGGTACGGGGTGACGGAATTCTTCCAGAGCCCCTTCAGGCGGCTCATGGTGATGTGCCGGTGCGATTCGCACCAGCGTGATGGGGGGACGGGCTTCCGCTTGCGGAGAATTTTCCGTTCCGGGGAGGACAGGGCGATGCGGGACGGAAACTGCACCCCGGAATGCCTCATCGCGGCGGGAAGTCTCGGATGGGATCTTGATATGCGGATCACGTCACCCATTTTCCATCTCCTCAGGATCCACAGCGTGTTCGTCGATGACGATCCGGTAGTCAATCGGCTGGGAATACCGGTTCAGATGCTCGTCAAGCGACCGCGTCACATGGTGGATCAGCTCTCCCTCTTTGCCCGCGTCGCCGTCAACCAGGCGGATCCACTCCATGGCGCTCGTATGGATCAGGTGCTTCAGCCCCGATTCCAGGACAATGGCCCGGCCGGCCAGTTCAATCTCCATTTTTTCCCTCGACATGAGCCTCCCGGACTCGCGGTCATAAATCAACTGCCGCTGGTTGATTTCGATATCCAGGCGCTTCAGCTCCTTTTCCAGTTTTTGCCGGTGCAGGTCCGCCGTCTCTTCCTGGACCCGCTTCCCCGTTTCCTTCCTTTTGAGCCACGCCTTGGCGTATCGGTCCACGTCCGCCCTCAGGAACATCCCCTCCCGCACGGGAATCTTCCCTTGGCTGAAATGGCGGTACAGGCTGGACTTCGCCACCGCCCAGCCGTCTTTTTTCAGGTAGGCCATCACCTGCGCCAGATCGGAAAAGGATCCCCCTCCCCCGCTGATCATCTCGACGAATTCGTTGAATGCGGACTCCGCCGTCTGCCAGTCCCGCATGTGGGCCGTCGTCGGTTCATCGCGGTAAGCCTTTTGAGTCGCGGTGAAGGCATTAAAGAGCGTGATTCCCTTAATCTTCACCGACGACGGCTTGTCGGCAATCAGCTTTTCAAAGGATTCCTTTTCCATGTCAGTACGTCACAGCGCAGGTAAGCACCGCCGCTGCGGACCAGTAAACGATCTTCCGCCAGTCGCAGGTCGGCACGTAGGCCAGGGCGGCGCACACATCCAGAACGATCAGGATTGTGGGGAAGATCTGTTCCTTGGCAATCAGCATCGTTTTCCCCCGTGGCGATAGGGCCTCTTGATGTTCTTCAAATGTTTCCTGAATATCTCTTCTTCGAGGTCGATACCAAGCGCCTCACACATATCCATCAGCCGGATGGCGACATCAGCCAGCTCCTCCCGGAAATTCGCCTCATCTTCCTCCCGGTACGCCTCCAGGGCCTCGGACACCTCGGAATGGATCAGGCAGAGCAGTTCTGGCACAGGCCGCTGTGTCTCCCACCATCCATGGATCTTCGCGTTGTCGTGAACGGCTTCCTGCCACAATTTGATCGTAATTTTCTCCATCATTCCGTCTCCATCTTCGCATTCAAATAATTCCGCGAATCAATCATTGCATCCGGATGAGCGAACAGATAATCCGTCACGACCTGCTCCCGGAAGACAAGGTAATTGATCCGTCCCCCGACAAATTTTTCGCCCCTCAGAACCGTGAAGCGATTTTTTTCATTGATAATCCGGACGCCGGGATTCTTTTTCAGCAGATCGTACAGTTCCATGACCGCCGCAGGCAAATCGGGAAGTTCACCACAAGATATTGTGTGGTCAGCCGGGGCACCACATACAACATCTTGTGCCTTGAGCGGTTTTTCCTGCGATGTTATCCCCGCGCCGGATTCAATGGTCAGCGCCGGCGGCACCCCCGCTTTGATCCACAATTCAAGGTCTATCCCCAGTCGGTGCGCGTCGCCGGGATCCTTGCCCTTCGGAACCGGCCAGCGGGAGCAGTTCGGGAAACGCTCTGCCCACCAATGGGCGGCCTTTTTACCGGCGGCGTCGTAATCCAGGGCCAGCAGGATCGCCATGGCGTTGCGCAGGATACCCATGGACTCGGAATCGGGCTTCGCCGAAACGGACCCCAGGGCGACGGCTCCCGCCACAGGGCTGGCAACGGCGCAGGCGATGGCGTCAAGCTCCGCCTCGACGACCACAAAGGCCCTGCGGTCCGATCCGATCATCATTACCGACATGGACGAGCCCGGCAGGACATAATATCTGGGCTCTCCTTCCGGCCGGCGGATCCGTATCCGCTGCAGGACGCCCCCGACGCTGTAGGGGATGACCAGCCCCCGGGGGATCCACAACATTTTCGGTCGCCCGTCCTCGTGATACGTCTCCGGAACCCCCCAGGACTTCCGGGACCGGTAGAGATCCTTTCCGTCGTCGCCGGGATTCCACCCGAGCCGGAATTCCTTCACCGCATCAAGGCCGATGCCGCGCTCTTCGAGCCAGGACAGCACATCCGTATTCCAGAGGAGCTTTTCCTGCGCCCAGGACACGAACTTTTCTGCTCTTTCCAGCCAAAGAGCCGCCGGGGATCCGTGAACCACAGGGACAAAAGGAGCAGGCTCCGGTTTCTTTTCCGCCGGGGCCACGGGTGACGAAAAACGGGACGCCAGCGACGGCGAAGGACGGTTCGGGACATCAATCCCCAGCTCCGCGCAGGCCTCGTGGAAGGAGAGCCCCCGAAACTCCCGCAGGAACTGGATGTTGTCCCCTGTTTTCCCACAGCTACGGCACCAGTAGGCCCCTTTGCCGGACATTTCCGCAGGCCAGACATGAAAACGGTCATTCCCGCCACAGTCCGGGCACGGCCCCTGCCACTCTCCGCCCTTGGTCGAGGAGACCTTTTTCATCTTGACGTGCTTCGCCGCCAGCTCCAGGACGTTCATGCTGGCCTATATTCCTTCAGGATTGAAATCAAATAGGGTGCACATGCCTGACCGTAAGTGTGAGGGGTTTCTCTGAGTAGATGCTCAACTTCTGATTGAAACCGCTCCGGTTCTTCTCGGTACCTCCTGTCCCATTCCGTGAACGCATCAGCCAACTCATTCTTCGTTACAATAATTATCTCTTCCATTTTCAAACCCTCCCCAATTTCCTTCTTTTTCTTTTTTTCCTTTTTTCTTCTATCTATATATTTTCATTACATAATAATAAATTCTTTAAAAATGTCCCCCCGTCTATTGGGGAGGGTTGGAGGGTTTCCCCTATAGGAGCCGATTCTTTAAAAAATCAAAAACCTCGTACAAGATAAACTATAGGCAAACCCTCCAACCCTCCCCAAACAGGGCAAGGAATCTCCCCCTAACTCTGAATAAATCCGAGAGCTTAAACCATTTTTTTCAAACGAGCCCATTTTTCCAAACCCTCCCCTTTTTGATGGATAGTTACCGGGTTTGCCGGGGAATTTACCGTTGTCGGAATATTTTAAGAAATTGTTCACTATAGCCGTCAAACCCTCTCACCCTCCCCTATTCACCGGACAGCATGACCCCGTGATAGGTCACGCAGCCGGCCACCTTGTTTTTGGGAAATTTGTACGACAACTGCTTGCCGAACCAGGTCCCGCTGGGTTCCTTTTTGCCCACGTTGTCGTGGTACCAATCGACGAACCTCGAATAGAGGGCGGCCGCCGGCTCCTTGGCCCCCGGCTCCTTGATCAGGCACTCCTCGATGAAATCCTGAACCAGGTCCTCATCGCGGCGGTATTGAGCCGTCGCCTGTGTCACCTCTTTGGGTGGATTCAGCCCTTCCTTCTGCCAGAGCAGGCACCCCCGGACCAGCCACGCCAGCACGCCGGACTCTTCATGGAGGATCTGCCGGTCCAGGTCGAGTATCGCCCGCCGCTCGTGAGACTCCCGAGGGTCCCGGTTCACGAACGAAATCGTGAATTCGATTAGGTGCGTACGCTCCCAGAAGGCCGTGTCGTGCGCCGGCACCCCAGGTTTGGTGTTGCTCATGACCATGGTTTTGTGGGTCGGCTGGAAATGGGTGAAATACTTGTCGTTTGGATTCCGGCCCACCATTTCGTCCCGGCCTGTGATCCACTTGATCTTCGCCGCCGAAAATCGCTGCCCCTCGTCGATCTCCGAAGCGAAGGCCAGGCGGATCCCTTTCAGCGACATGATATCAGGGCTCGGTCCCGACGCGCTTTTACCGAATTTCTGAGAAAGCAGCATCTCCGCCGGGATCGGCGCCGCGAGTTTCCCCATGCAGTGGCTCACCGTCTCGACGATCAGGGAGCGGCCGTTCCAGCCGGTTGGCCCGTACAGGATCGGGAACACCTTTTCCGTGACCAGTCCAGTGAGACAGTATCCGAAAAGGCGCTGCAGGTACGCCACCAGCGCCTCGTTGCCGTTGAAGATCTCCAGCAGTGACCGTTCCCAGACCTGCGCCGGGGTATCGATGCCAAGAAATTGGACCGGAGAGGCCATGGACAGGTAATCAAGCGGCCTGCCAGGTTTGAGCAACCCCGTTTCCAGGTCGATTACCCCGTTCGCGCAGGGGAACAGCATGGGTCTTTGGTCGAATTCCTCTCCCGTGATCGCTATCGGGTTCTGAATTGTGTGCGCAAATTTAAGACAGGCCGTCCGGCGCTTATCCGCCCGGAGCTGAGAGACGCGCTTCAGCAGTGCCGATTGTAAGGATTTCAGCGATTTCAAAATATCAACATTGGGGTCTCCGGCGGAGGCCTCCTCGATCACCTGTCTCGTGACGGACTTGTACTCCGCCAGGTAATGCTCGACGATCTTTTCAACGGCGGCCAGGCTGTGGTTCATCACGTCCCGCTGCCAGTAGTGCCCGGCCCACTCGTACCACTCGTTATAATTTTTGCAGTACAGGAACTGGTCCCGGAACTCCGCCGCATACAAGGTCCCGTCACCCAGCTCATTGGCCCGGAGGCAGCTCTGGATGAAATCGCTGGTGATCTCCGACGTGCCGTCACCGCCTGGAACACCGGCTTCCGTCTCCGGCCCCTTCTCCGCCGCTATCCGCTCCTCTACCTGACGGCGGATATCGTCCATCCCGTTATTTCCAGGCGTCGTCATAGGGCCATCCGCATCTTCCGCCGCAGCTCATTAAGCCAGCGCAGCGAAATCTTGCCGGGCAGGGCCTTTGCGATGACCGTCGGCTTGACATTTTGCTGCAACAGATCGACGGCCACTTTCTTGACCTCCGGATCTACGCGATGTTGCGATCCGGGTATCCACTGCCGCTTGCAGATCCGGCAACAATACCTCTGCAGCCCCGATTTCGTTCTGCCGTACCTTATCCCAGAGCCCCCACACACAGGACACACCGCCCCGGAGGCGTTACCATTCACTGTGCCCATATTCCCAAATTCCCACGAAAATTATTATTCATCCGGAGCCGAAAACCGCGCCTTGCTGACCCTTGCTTATTCAGGGTCGCTGGAAGGACCCGCGACGCCACCATGGCTATAGACACCTGTCACGGACTGTACGTTAGAGGGCGCGGGGGGAGAGGCAGGGCGACGCCGATTTGCCACCACAACACAGGCGCACAACGTGAACCCGAACCACGTACCCAGCGCAAAACTTACAACTGCCGCGATTTGTATCGATGTCATGATTTGCCATCCTCCAGCATAAGCAGGGCGTACCCCGCTCTTCGTACTTGCCGGTGACAGCCATTTAGATGCCCTCGCATTCTTTCATTTTATCTTCGAGGATGATCAGGATTTGCTGCTCAGGATCACGCCGGGCGATAGATGACACAGCCATCAACCACTCGCGGATTCGCTGGTCGCGGTCTGTCCCCTCGAAGCAGATCGCATACCTCCTTTGCCCCAGGGAGAAGACAGGCGCTGTATTACCCGAGACGTTTTCACCCCTCTCGTCGTCGATAGGCGACTCTACCGGTATATTCGGCTCTATGCCTGCCTCTTCTGGTATATTCGGCTCTATGCCTGCCTCTTCCATAATAGAATCCCCTTTCTTGACTTCATCCCACGGATAGAGGATCGGGTCTCTTCGTCCGGGCTTGATGAACTTGACCAGCCCCCTTGCCGCCTCCAGGGCCGTCTCCCGATCCACACCCGCCTTTCCGCCGGCCTTGACCGTCTTGCCGCAGAAATAGCACAGCGGCACCTTTCCTTCTGTGACGTACAACCGCCGCCCACAGTTCGAGCATTTCCCCATTTTCATGCCTGTTTTCTCCTCGTAGATCCTGATGTTTTCACGCCCCTGCGGACAATCGACGCACTGCACGTATCGGCTTTCGAGGTCCGGCCGGATGAAGACTGCCTGGCTCTGCCGCATAACGCATGTCTCGTAGGACATGCGGGCATAGCCGCCGGGAAGCCTCGTGCAGACGAACGTGTTCTTCAGCGCCTCTTCGACCGTCATGGCCATCACTCTTTGATTCCCTGGGAGACTAACTCCCGGCAAACCATGGAAGTGTCTTTGCCGAGCCGCTTGGCGACGAACTCAAGGAGCAGCTTGAGGGCGCTTGACGCCGTGAAGGTGATGCGCTCGGTCTTTTTCCCCTCATCTACGAGTTTGGGCGTTGACGAGAAATCTAACTTGAGCTGCATGTCGAAATCCTCAAAAAGGTTTGGTTATGAAAGGGAAACATGATAAAAGGGGACCTGGGTTATGGTGTCCGGCTTACGCTTGGGACGGTCCCCCCTGCTTTGTTTCCTGCGAGACCTCCCAGAGCCGCTTAATCAGGAGATAATCTTCGGCGCAGAGGCGTTTGCGACCAAGCTCGATATCGTTTATGTGGTCGCGGGCCGCCTTTTCGGGCTTGCCGATCCTGACCCCCAGGGCCTTTTGCGACAGCCCCAGGTCAGATCTCATGGTTTTTATTTCCTCGTTCAGCTTCATGGGAGGGAATAATACGCAAGTTAACTTTATTTGTCAAGTGGACAAATTAAAGGTTAATAAAATGCCTCAGGGAAAACGCGCTCCAGACAAAGACATGGCGGACATGCTGTCCAGGAATCTCCGCGAATTCATCGGCGCCGGGAAAAAATGGCACACCAAAAAGGCCTTTGCCGATGTCATTGGGACAAGCGGCGCCCAGATCACCAATTATTTGTACGGGTCCCTTCCCCAGGCGGATGTCCTCTATGAGATGTCGAAAGCCACCGGGAAATCCATGGAATGGCTGTTGACGGGCAGGGAAGGCGGCGGCGGGAACTCGAAATGCGACGGCAAAGACACCCGCTTAGGGAAAAAGGTCCGGGTGATACTCGAGTCCGGAACCAAATATGCGGGCGCTCTCAAGGAAAATATCGATGCCTTCGAGGAGGCCATCCGGGAAAAGGACAAATCCAGACAGGAACTGGCGGAACTGGAAAAGCGCATGAGAAGGGAGTTCACCCGGTCGCTCAAATATGAAATCGCAAAAGCGAAAAGGGAGGCAATCGAGAAAACACAAGAAATGTGGGAAGATAAGGGTTTTGTCGGACATACCGGTACAGACGCGGACGATGGGTCGCAAAAATAGAAAGCGACGACGGCATTGTAATCCGCATAGATATCAAAAAGCCTGTATTTCCCGATCAGCTCTATTGAGTATTTCCCCCGGCAAAAATCCCCGAAAAATGATATAAGGAAACCCTGAGTCATCAGAAAAACACCTACAGGGAGGAATACATCATGTTCATGGTTATTGCCTGGCTGTTTTGTGCCGTAGCCGCCGCGATCATCGCGAGGGGAAAAAACAGGAGCGCCTTCACCTGGTTCTGCCTGGGGATCCTCGTCGGCCCCCTGGCTTTCGCCGTGGCCTTATTCCCGGCGGAAGCGGGGCCCGCCACAGCGCAGCCCACAAGGTCCACCGCAAAAAAGCTGTGCCCGACCTGCGGATACCCGTATGAGGGATCACCCAGCGAAAAGGCTTGGTACTGCCCACAGTGCCGATCCGTCAACAAATCGCTGTAACGAGAAACAAAAATGGCCCCTCGGGGCCTTTTTTTTGCCCCCACGGTAAAATTACCTTTATTTTTTTCTTGACGAATTAAGTAACCTTGAGTATTATCACCTCAACACAACACGCTGGCCCGTTCGACAGCCGGCGCCATGGCAGAGAGGCCGCAACGGCGCACACAGACATCGGCGGATCGGCAGCAGGGGAAAGGCGGCGCTGGCCGTCGCCGGTAACACACCCGCCGGAGCCATCAGCGCACGGGGGGAGGAAACAGGGGAAGCATGGCCGGGTCGCCCAGCGGTAGGGACGATGGAATTGCGCGGGATCGAGCCCCGCCCCGGCCTCCAAGTAGACCGCCTTTGCTAAACATTAAAGCAAATGGGCCGGGAGATCAGACCCGGAGGATGGGAGACCTCACTAGGCTGCATTGAGGCCATCCTGAGAAGGCAGCCTAGGAGAACGCCGTCCATCATGGCGTGACAGCCGGGAGAGACCGGCAAGAATAATGAACATTTCCGCACGCCGTGAGCCAGAGCAGCGGCGCAGGCGTAGGGTGCAAACGCCGGATGAAACTGAGTGCGGACAGTTTGGACCGGCAACAATAACAGAGGCCGTGCGGCGTGGAAAGCAGACACGCATCAACACGATAGCAGGAGACGGAAACCGTCTATCGTAGCCCCGCATGGGGAATGTAAAGCCTTCCGTCAGCCGGA